ATTTTTTTTTTTGACCGCTTCCATTTGGGCGGTCAACTCTTTAACGGGAACATCGCCAAACATATCGACGACCTTTTGCAATCCATCGTCGGATAAATCGTTGTACGGTTCCCCGTCGATTGATTTAACCAACACGGCAAACGCCAAATGCTTTGGGCTTATTCCGGTTTGAATGAAATACACGTTTTGCCGCATATTATCCAATTCGATTGCCGCCAATTCGGGGGTTTTACTCCGGGCGTATCTTATTGCCTTTTCAATATGCGTGTCGAAATCCTGCAAATCGGAACCAATCCCGGCATCAACTAACAACATTTTATTGTACTTATGAAATCGCAACATCGGCAATTCGTCGATTGCGTCGTATATCTCAACGGTTCGTTCTCCTATCTTAACGGTTTTCATAGCAAAAAACGGGTTATCATTGTGGAACAAAAGGGAACCAACAACAACGTCGGGTTCCCGGTTATAAACGCCAAAAGGATTGCCAAAGCAACCCCCGCCCAAAAGGACAAACAGAAATCGCAATTAAACATCTTTGCGAAAAACTCGTTGCCGTGGACTTGTACCCATTCGATAACCTGCCATTTGCGTAACAAGGTCAAACCGAATGCAGCAACCAAAGCAACCACGACCGTATAAAATAAAAATGCTTGCATACACTTTGTTTTTAATCAGTTAAACACGTTTCATCAATTCCCAATTCCCCGGCAAACCGGAACCCGGCGAACGGGTGCATTAAAAATTGGTTATCTATTTCGTCCAAAGTGAACCCGGCAAATATGTTTTCCGCCTTTGCGTACACTCTGTTTATTGTCATGGAACCGGAACGCAACCAAATACCGCCATTCAATACCCGCATGATTTGTTGTTTGACCGCCTCCGTATTCCGGTTGTTTGGGTCGTTGGTTATCGTGCGCATATCAAACCAAAAGATAACCGAAAACGGCGTTGTATATTTGTTTTGTTCGCCGGGGAACCAATCAATTTGTTGCGGGTCGTCCAACACGAAAAACGAAAAATTCCCTATATTACTATCCGGGGCAATCAACATATATTCATTGCCGCCGACGTAAATATTGGGCGTGTAATATCGTTTTCCTTGTATGGACTTAACCAACCGTTCCGAACGTCCAAAGGAATAATTAAGCCACGGCAACCCGTCCGCCAATCCCTTTTGAATATTTGCAATAACCCGGTCGAATAATTCCGGGTTCTTTATAATCGGTATTCGTTCCATATTAAACCGCTTGTTTTCTTAATTCCCAAACTTTGGTAACGGCTTTTGCAATTCGTTTATTACGTGTGCCGTAATTGTTGTTATAACTATTATCGCACCACTCCAAATTATTTGGGTTGTTGTTTAACTTGTTTTCGTCCTTATGGTTGATATGTGGTAAATTGTCCGGGTTGGGAACAAATGCCATTGCAACCAATCTATGTACTCTATACGTTATACTTTTACCGCCTTTCATAAGTTTAATAATCGCATAACCGTATATGTTACGTTGCGGGGCTAATTTCTTTGGTACTCCGGTGCGCCTGTAATCCATTGAAATAATATCCCCGTTTTCCGTAACCCTATAATCTTTATCAAACCCTAATAAGGGCTTTGCGTTCAATATCAACTTATCCATTTCCGTATATCGTTTTTTTTGCTTTGGTTAGCAAATCCGGGTAAACGTATTGCCAAATCAGTTTAGCAATGTTTTCGTTCGTCAATCCCAATATTTGCCGCCCGTACTTTTTTATCAAATCTTCCGTCTTGAAATCCGACGCCTTAATTTCAAATTGTTTGTCGCCGACTTCCAAATAAAAACTACTCTCAAAATCGCCCTCATCCCGTAACGTTACCCGGTTCGTCGGTTGTCCCTTTTCCTCCTTAATGGCTATTGTTAGCGGGGTATAAGGTCGATAATCCATTATGTCAACGCCCAATCGGTTAATACCTTGTTCAAATAATTGTTCCTCGGCGTTGGCATCAATGATAAACGCCGTTGTCATTCCGTCGTCGATTATTTCCCGTATAATCAACCCGGACGTCAACCCGTCGTTAAACGTATTAACCCGGTTGCGTAAATCAATTATTGATTGTAACCCCGCCATAATGCAATTACGTTGTCCGGTACTTAACGCCCCGGTTGTTGCAACTCAAACAAATACGGTCAATCCCTTGCGTATCTAATCGCAAAGCCTCAAACGCTTTTTTAAGGTCATAACCCAAACCGCCGGGGCGTCCCTCAACGTTCCCGTCCAACTCGTACAATATTTCCATTTTAGAGGCGTTGGATTGGTTCCGGTTGACCCTTACGTTGGGGTTCATTGCCAACGTGCGCAAAGCGATTGCCGCAACTTGGCGTTGTATTACCGTTTGGAATATCGCCCGTTGTTCAACGATAAAATCGGTTAGGTCGCAACCCACCGTTATTTCACAATTCAACCCGTAATTCAGCGTATTAGTGTACATCGTATAGGCTATATCCCACAACTCCGGGTATTCGGCGAATGTTTCCGGGGCGTTGTACATAAAGGGGGAAATCTGCAAATACTTTGTCAATTGCCGCCATGCCTCAATATTGCCGTACCCGGTACACGTTCCGCACGGTTCCCGGCTCCAATCTTTCGACACGTTAATTGCTTGCATTCCGGCGGGCAAATCGTCTTGATTGTAGCAAAGGAACCACGCACCCCCGGCGTTGTTTGCGTCGCTTATATACGGCAAAAAACAATCTTCCAACGTAAACCATTGAAAGCCGCCATTTGTCAACGTAAAATTCAAATCAAACGTCTTTACGGGGTCAATCTGCGAACTATGGAAAAGGTATAATTTCACAATCCCGGTTCCGCCTGTCATTTGTAAGCCAACCCGGTGTATTTGGGCGGTAACTCCCATTGCCCGGACGGGGATTATTTCAAAGCCAACCAATTTATGTGCGTTCGGTTGGGTCGCTCTAATACGTCCCGCACCGTCAAAGAACGTGCGCCGTTCCAATAGGTTCTTTGTTTCCTTATCCAACCCCTTTATTTGGGTAAACGTTTGTACCGCCGTGGAAATTCCGTTGCGGGTCAAACGCTCCAAATAGTCGGACAATATATTGTATTTCTCCCAAAAGGTCGAACCCTCGGCGGGAACCTCGGCGACGTTATCAACCAAAGCGACCCAATACAAGGGTTTGCCCGCCGCATCGTTGGCGTATTGTACCACGGTTCCGGCTTTCCATTCCTTTGTATCGTTCCAAACCGGGTATTGAAAGCCCCAATTGTCCGGGACGATTGCCGCCATATTATCCAACGTTACAAGCGGGTGCGCCCCTTGAAAATATAACCCGCTTTCGGTTTCTGTCAATTGCTCGGCGATTGCCTCGGCGGGATTATATGATTGTTCCCAACCGACGACGTGCAATAACTTATCTTGTATTTCCTTAATCCTATACATAAGCCCAAATATAACCGCCGCAAGTCTTTTTTATACCCTTACAGCATTTAACAATATTACTATCATTTAAACCCGTTTCCCGTTGTGCGTCTTTTACTGATAAGAATGTTTTTATCAAATCGCCGCAAATGGAATACATCGCAATTTGTTTTGCTCGTTGGTGCAATCCGCCTAATCTCCCAACCATATATTCGCCAATCTTTTTATTTAGGCGTGATTTTGTTATTGGATTATTACAATTTTCTTTGGTTGTAACCCAACGCAAATTGTCCGCCCTATTATTCGATTTGTCACCGTCGATATGGTCAACACATGGTTTATTTTCCGGGTTCGGAATGAAAGCCGCCGCAACTAATCTATGAATATTAACAGATTTACGAATACCATTGCACAATACTACAACATTATACCCGTGCTTATTGGGAACGGCTTTAACTATCTTTGTATTATTACGCACGTTTCCGTAATTACTTATTTCATAATTTGGGAAATCGTATATTACTTTCCAACTTTCCATATCATTAATTAAAAAAAGGGGGCGGGGATAACCACCCCGTCCCCTCGGTTAAATAATTGTTCCGTTTTCCGGCTTATGCGCCTGCACCCCCGGCGGGAAATTCCCCGGCGTTGGTTACATATACGGGCATTCCTAACGGTTCGTTCGGATTGCGTGCTGCAATCTCGGCTTTGATAATCGGATTTGCCACGGTGTCCGGCTTGCTGTTATATGCTACCATGTAGGCAACATCAACACTAAATCCGAAATACTCTTTAACGGCACACGTCAAATCGGCGGTTGCGTCGCCCATAATCGCCGATTGGTCGCCCACGGCGGTATAATAATGCGAACCAACGGGCAAATCAATGTACGGCAAACGTACAATATCCCATTCGTGGAAATTCGCACGGGTGCGGCGGTATGCCTCACGGTCAACACGGGTTAAGATACCAACGTTTCCATCGGCAACGGCAAACATTGTTCCCATTTTGCCCGCTTCATCGGTTACGTTGTTGGTATAATGCAATACCTTGTTATCGTACTCCATGCGCTTATTAACGTCGTTGTAAACGCCATGTTGCGCCAACTTGCGTATTAGGCTATCAACCCCCGCATTTGCGATAAGGTGGATATATTCCGGGTAACAATTCGCCCGCATGATTGGGTTAATGTCGCCCAAAATCTCGGTTGCCATTTGGGTTGGCACTTGTACAACGTTCCCGGTCTGCGTGTAATTGAGCAATGTTTTGAACACCTGCGTTTTGTTCGCCTCCAATGCGGCAACGGCTCCTTTATCCAAAGCGTCCGCCAACGCACGGGTTGTTTTCTCCATTTTGCGCATAAAGTCATGGTTGTACGAAATCTCATTGTTTGAGTATGCCGCCGGAACCATTGTAAACCCGATTGCATAGGTAGCCCAAACAAGCGTTACCAATGCGGACGTATTTTCGTTATCAGCAATAACGCACGAACGCACGTTGCTAACCTGTACGTTTTCGTCATAATTGATAACGGGAACCTGTACCGTGTTACCGATACTTACTAATGCTCTATCCCTCAAATTGGGACTAATGATTGAGTTGGGGGCGTTGGTTTGCTCAATGAAGAAATCCAATGCGCCGTACTCACACGGGCGGAACATATTACGGTCTAACTCCGGGTTCTCTATCCGCCAATTTTGTACTCTCGTTGCTATTAAACTCATTGTTTAAAAAATTAAATTGTTTATAAATGCGGGTTTACCCTTTACCCGTGTTGTCTTTTACTTTTCCGGTAATGCGGCAATATTGTTATCCTGCCATGCCTGTTTCATTCCGGCGTCAAATTCAGCCGTTCCAATCTGCAAACCTTGTTGTTGCAAAGTGCTTGCGATTGCGTCGTATGCCTCAACCCTCGTTTTTGCGCCGGATATGTCAACGGTAATGTTACCGCCCGCACCGCCTCCAATTGGTGCGCCTGTACCGCCGCCCGCCGCTTGGCGTCCCTTATCCAAAATACCCATTGTTTCCAATTCACGGGTCAAAAGGTCGCCGGGGGTGTACGGGTTCAACTGATTGTTCGGGTTGCGCATGATTGCGCCGTTTTCGTCCTTAAACGCTAACATTTTGCCGCCCTTTCCGTCGTCGATAAATTCGGGGTTCATGCCCTTAATCTTTGCAATCGCTTGGTCTAACAAAACCTTTGTTGCGCTTTCCGGCAACCCTGCCTTAAACTTCAATCCGGCGGTTGCTGTCTGCAATGCCGTTTCAACACGAATGCCGAACACTTCCTTTGTATGGGTTTGTTCGGCTTCATCGTATTTGCTTTTGAGGTCGTTGTATTGGGCCGTAACGCTTTGCAAATCTGCCTTTGCTTGCTTCAATGCCTTTGCGGTTTCCGCATCCGTCGCACCGTCGGCAATGGCTTTTTCCAAACGTGCCTTTTCTTTGGTTAGGCTGTCAATCTGTGATTGCAGACCGTTTGCGCCCTCAACTTTGGTTTTGAACTCGGTTAATACTCGTTTGGCGTAATCAAACGTTTTTTCGGTTCCGTTCTTTGCGATACCGGACGCCGCCAAAATATCGGCATCCAATCCGCCGTAAATTTCGCCCGTCTTTTTGGCGATAACGCTATTTTCGTCGTTGGCGGACAATGTTGTAATTGCCGCAATTTGTTCGTCGGTTAATCCGGCTAATGCCGCATTTGCAACTAAAATTTCTCTCGTTAACATAATTCTTTCCCTTTGAATTAATTAAGTGCGATTGCTTCTACTGCTCCCCTGTTTGCGTTAATAATATCAATTGTGTATTTTGGCGAATCCCCGGTTGTGTCAACCAACCAACTAACAACACGTGCATGGCTGATTTTCTTTTCAACCTCTTTTGTTACCAAAATGACGTCGGTAATTGTTCCGCCCTCAATACATTCAATCAACTTTTTCTTTGTGTTGCCATCCAATGCGGCGGCGGTTGTTGTTACTTCAATAACCAAATTGTCCTGCTGTGCAATCTGTGCCATAATCGTATTTTTAATGGTTTAATACTCTGTTACTTTTTCGCTCCGGGTTTGTCCTCGGCTTCTGCCTTTGCCTTTGCATCGGCTTTGGTTTCTTTGGCGGGTTCCGCCGGGATAATTCCCGCCGCTTTCAATTCTGCCAAAATCTCGTCTTTCAACGCTGCCTTTTCCTCGGCACGGGCTTTGGCGTCCGCCTCGGCTTTCGCTTTGGCATCGGCTTTGGCTTTTTCCTCGGCGGCTTTGGCTTTTTCTGCCTTTGCCTTTTCGTCCGCCTCGGCTTTCGCTTTCATGTACTCGTTGGGGTCGTGCAATACGGTAATCGTGTAACCCTGCTTTTTCAGATTGTCGGCAATGCTATTTTCATAACCCTTTTTGCCGAACTTCTGAATACGGGGAATTGATAACCGTTTGCCCGTTTCGCTGTCGAATTTCTTAATTTCGATAACGCAATGATACAAATGTTTCTCATTGTCGGGGACAATGTAATTTTCGGGCGTAACGTCGATAATCGCAACGTCTTTAGTTTTGCCCTCGCTTACTTTCACTCGCATAGCTTTAATTTATTTGTTAAACTTCCAAATATACTTTCCGGCTGTTTTATATCTACCAATACAACACGCACGTATATTTTGATACGCAACCCCTGTAATCGTTTGAGCATCTGTTAATGTTGCATAAGTAGCAATATAATTACCGCTTAAATCATATTGATTAACAGAAACTCCACACGCTTTACGCATTGCATGTTTTCGGTTAGCGATTGATAATTCAAAATTAATGTTCTCTCTTTGAGTACACCAACGTAAATTATCAATTCTATTATCCGTTTTAATGCCGTTGATATGGTCTATATAATTTTTGCCGTCAATTCTAACTAAAAATGTATCAGCAACTAATTTATGAACATGATATGTTTTTTGTTTATGGTTAGCATATAAAGATAAAACAGCATAACCCATATTGTTGATATAAGGCTTTAGTAATTTGATTTTCCCTTTTTTCAAACTACGAATACGTCCTAATGTACTAACTTGGTATATGCCGGAATAACCTTGTATATCCTGCCAAACCTCACTACTTAACATTGTGTTCATTTGCGTAATCATTAAATTTATTTGTTATAAAATTTATCTTAGAGTTGAACGGCATATTATACCCAAACTCTAACACGTTCAAATATTCACGCTCAAATCTGCGTACAAAGTTAGCAAAATTCAACTTTATACGCATATCGTTTTCGCTGATAATCTGTTTGTCGTACAAATCCAATACCTCGTTACGGGTCAAATGTCGGTACGGTTCCAATTCCGCCAACGTCAACATACGTTGCAATTGGATTGGATTGTTCCGGTATTCCGTTTCGATAATTTGGTTTTGTAGTGCGTCTAATTCCGCCTCGCTTGCGCCGCTTTCCTTTGCTACCTTGTAACGTTCCCGTAACTCCGTTGCGTTGGATAAATAAAACTCCGTGCCGTAATTGACTTTTGCAGAAACGAACAAACCGCCATACCTCAAACGGCAAACGGTTTCATCGACGAATTGTTGCGCCGCCTCAAATCCCTTTTTTACCCGGTTTAATACCGTGCTTTGGCTCTCAAAATTCGCCTGTATTTGTTGCTCGTTCAATGCGTCCCGTGTGGTTATTTCCTCGTTGGTTCCAACAACCGACGTAATAATGTCATTCTTTAGGCGGTTTTCTTCCTCAACGTTATAATCCAAACTCCCACGGTCAACGGTTAGCATTTGCACCGGGTTACGCAAATCGGGTTGTTTATCCCCGTCCGGTATTGGTATTTCCACGAACGAACCAACGCCATTAATGCGACTATCCCCGCATTTGGGGCAACGCATCAAAAGCCCGGCGGCATCCAATTTATAAAACCCTTGTTTGTCTTTCAAAAACCCACCGTCGCAATAATCGCCATTTTCGCCGTTACTGAAATCGCAACTTTGTTCATACCCGGAATAAATCGGATATGCGCCGTATAAGTCTAAATGTCGCTTACTGATATGGTAAAACAAAAACCAATCCAACGCCTCCAATTGCTTTGTTAGCGGGGATTGTTTAACGTCGGGTTCTGATAGGCTCAACGGTTCGTTCCAAAAGAAACGGGCGGGACAATAACCGACGTCGTGCGGGTTATCAACCAACAATTCGCCGATATTATGGTTTTTGTCCTCTCTGAATACCCTATAACGTTCGTCGTCAATAACTGCGATACGTTCCCCGTCCTGTCTGAAAATGATATAATCCATTACCCCCGTCGTTGGGTTAGCTCTGTAATCAATCACGGACGCAATAGGCAACCAATAGAAATACGGTTGCGGGTATTTGTCGCCGGGGTTTTGTTCGCTCGGCATATCGACAATAAGAACGCTATTTATTTCGGTTTGGAAAAACTCCCATCCTTTTGTACTCCAAATTTCCGGTTCGTGTAATACGTCTTGGCGGTAATACTCCCAATCGTCCCTTTGTTCCGGGTTTTGGAACTGATAATTGAACGCCGGGTTACGACCGTCAAAAATCCGGCTCAACTTATCAAAACAAACGCCCGTTACCTCGTTTGTTTTAACGGGGTAACGGAACAATGTTTTGAACATCTTAAATTTGTCATGCGGCAATAGGTTAGAAACAAATGCCATAAAATCCGTAATCGGTTGGCAAATGTCAAACGACGTAATACGGGTGCGGGCGTGAAAATTAATGCGCTGTTGATGATAAATAGCCCTATTTATCGTGTTGCGCTTTTTCGGCTCCGTTATCCGCTTTTTTATTTCGCTTATATCCAATCCCATTGTCTTTGTCAAATTTAAAGTCTGAATTTTCCGGCAATCTCCAACCGCCATTATTAGGCATTCGCAAAAGACGTTCGGCGTGCGTAATCTCGAATTGTTCGGTTACGTTCAATGTATCATTGATTAACGCAACCTTTTGTACTTTCGCCGCCATATATCGTCAACCTCCAACGGCAACTTTTAAATCCGTCAACGGATTAAATTCCGGTGCAATGATTGTGAGGTTGTCGGAATAGTTAGGCAAAAACGCCCATTGTATTGCGTTGCTGTCCGGGGCTTCTAATCCGCCATGCGTTTTGTCGCCAATGAACAACGAACGGATAGGAATAGGATAATACGTTGTCTTTACCGTTTCATCCTGTATTGCTTCAATACTTCCGTTTTCGTCAAACATATAAACGCCCAAATTGTCCGCCCAACTTTCGCATTGCAATTCTTTCATTGCCTTAATTACTGATTGGGGGATTTTACGCATTACGCCCGTGAACGGGTTCGGTTCACGCCCTATAATTTCCTCAACGCCTCCCAATGTTTCGTTACCGCCTCCAAATGTTCGGGCGGCTCCGGCTTCGTTGGTCGGGGCTTGGATATACGGGGAAACAACGATTTTGGTACTATCCGCCGCCGTCAACAACGGCGTCCATGAAGCCAACAAAGTAATTGCCTTTTCCGTGGTAAAACTGTTTTTGCTTCCATCGTCTTTGGTTAGACGCTGAAACGCTACCTTTTGAATTTGCCCGAAACTTTCGGCACAATTTACGGCGGGAATATCGGGCAATGCAGCCGCCGCCGGACACTTACAAGTAATCATACTTTCTAAATTTTAACGTTAAAACTATTATTTACTATCTCCGGGCTGTCCCTTTGCCCTTTGTTTTCGCCTACAAAGTTATAAACTTTTTCGGTTACAAACTTGCATATCTCAAAAATAATGCTAATTGCGTCGTTTTACACCTCGGTTTGCGTGTGCGTATGGTTGTATATTACCGTCGGCAATCTCTTTTTCGTAAATCCCGGTTAATCCATCCTCCGGGTCGTCGTGCGTATTAGCATCGAAATTGCGTAAAAAGGTTGTAACATGGTCGTAAATCGCTTTGTACCGGGTTTCCCAACCGAACGGCATAATAATACTTTGGTTTACCATTGCGGACGCCGTAATTATCCGGCTTTCCTTATTGCCGCCTTGATAAAACGGGTCTGTCATTGCCCGCATTTTCTTTTTAATAACCTTTTCGTAACCCGCACCGCCGTTGTTACTCTCAACCCATACTTTTTGCGTGCCGTTCCTGTTAATCATTGCCGGAACGGTTACGGTTGTAACGTCCGTATTTTCGTCCGTCATTTCCATATCCGTAATTAAAGCAAATAACAACGGTTCCATACGCTTTGTTTTCTCGTTGAAAATCATGTTGTCCGATTTATAAACGTCATACGTGGCGGCAAACAAAAGGTCGTCCCCCTCATCGGCAACATCTATGTATGCGCCGGAACGTATGTACGTGCCGTAATCGGATTTTTCAACCCATGTTTTGAACGGTTGATATAATCGACCCTCGGCGGAACCGGGGTTGCCTTGATAGAGGCATTGAAATTGTACCGGGTCTAATGCTTTTTGCGCTTCCAACTTTTGCTTACTGTGTCGGCTTTCCCATAATGCCGCCCCCGGTTCCCGTGGGTCTATCTCGGTCGGTTCCCCGGTTTTCAATCCCTCAAAATTTATGCGCACCCACGCCCCCGGCGTTACGTTCTCTAAATCCGCCCAACACTTAACATCTATAATCGTTTCCCCGCTCTTTTCAATTCGTCCTATCAAATCGTCGTCGTGCCATCGGGTAAATACTATTAATTCCTGCGAATCGTTGTGTAAACGGGTGCGTACAACGGTCGTGTACCATTTCCACGCCGCCGCCCGTACTATCGGGCTGTTACCCTCGGCGTAATCCTTATAAACGTCGTCCAATATCGAAACGTCCACGGTTTTAGACGTCAGCGAACCGCCACGACCGACGACACGCAACGACCCCTTACGCCCTACCATTTCGATAACATCGGAATTGCGCAAATAGGTATTAGCCATTGTTACGACGTTCGACCCATTTAAGTACGTGCCGGGGAATAATTCACGATACCGGGGCGTGTCGATTATTCGTTGAACGTCCCGGTTAAAATCCCGTGCGATTGTCGCCGCATACGAACCGATACATATTTTGCGGTCGGGGTCTAACCCCAACATAAATGCGGGTAATTTACGGCTCGACCCCTCCGATTTGCCATGTTGGGGCGGTTGTTGTACAATCATCTTTCGTATTTTGCCGTGTGCGAACATATCCAACAACGTATAATAAACGACGTGGAACGGCTCTAATACTAAATCCGGTTGCATATACCGGGCAAAGTTGATAAGGCGTTTACGGGCGGCGGCTTTAACAAGCAAATCCGGTTGTTGCCGGATTGCGTCGTACATTTGCAATAATTGTTCTTTGTTCATTGCTTTGCTCCTTTCTCCCATTTAGAACACGCCCGGCGACCTCGGACAATGTAATATTGATAATGCGGGCAACGTAAACAAATCGGGTTCCCGTTCAAATCCCGGTGTCTATGGTCGTCCGTTATCCATTCGGAAAAACGGCACGTATCGCAAATTTCGGTTTGCCATTCCGGTTGCTTGGTTTCGGGACGGGGTGCGGTTGCTCTCTTTGCCATTATTGCGCCCCTCCTTTCTCCAACAATGCCTTTTGATATTCGGCGGATTGCAGTTTATCAGCCAACGCAAACAACATATCGTCCGGGATTGCCTTAACGTCGTACTTTGGTTTATCGTCGTCGGTCGTGGCGTTATATCCGGGTATCTCAATTTTAACGGGTGCGTCAAACCCTAACATCTTTGCCCGGCGTTGCTGAATATTCAAAAGCAAATCCAAAAACCGGGGGTTCCCGGCGGACGTTTCGGTTGCGGTTTCATTGTACCCGTAATATTCCGGGTCGGCGTCCTCGGCATCGGTTTTGATTGGTCGCCCTTTGTTGGTTTTCTCTTTGGTGCGCATCTTTCCGGTTTTCGACGCCTCCCACGCCTCCCATGCTTGTTGCTCCATTTTATCCAACTTGCGCAATTCTTGTGTAACGTATTCGTCGATATTATCCAACCGTTCCCGTTTCCACTCAATAAGGCATTGTTGCAAATCATAATAAACCATTTGAAAGGTTATTGTATAACCCATTCCACGGGCGGACAAATCCCGGTTCAATGCGTCCGCAATTTCCCGGTATGAATACCCACGCAAAAACAAATCGGCACAAAACCGAATGTCGTAAATTCGTTGTTCCTCGGAACGTTTATTATAACCTAATGGCTTCTTTCTCTTTTTCATCGTCAAACCTCCTTAGTTGTCAAATCGTACTCCCATACATAGCCACCCGCCGTTTTATATACTCCTTTACAACATCGGGTAATCGTTATATTTTTTATTCCCGTTTTTCTTTCCGCTTCCCTTATGGATTTATACCGGGCAATTTCGTTTCCGGCTTTTGAACGTTGTATTACAGCTTTAGCAATTTTATTATGTTTGCCGTTATATGTATTATTATACTGATTATCGCACCACTCCAAATTATTGGCATTATTATTAAACTTGTTTTCGTCCTTATGATTTATTTGTTTCCAATTATTTGGATTTGGAATAAATTCCATTGCAACTAATCTATGTACCATTAATGCAGTTAGTTTGCCGGACTTATATAACCTTACTTGCAAATAGCCCCTACCGCTTACTGTTGGCTTTAGCAACTTACTTTTTCCAGTTCTTCCATAATTGAGGCTTTTTACATTACCATAATTGGATATTTGGTAATTCTCAAAACCGGATATATCTTTCCAAACTTCCATATCTTTTTTTGCAAAGATAATAAATGTTTTTCATTTGCAAGTTATTTGCGGGGAATTTCCATTTTAAGAGGCTTTTGTTATTAACTCAATACTTTTATCGTCTTAATGGTTATCTTTCAACCACGGGGCAAATTTACGGCTTTTCCGGTGCATTGCCAAACGTTTGTACTCTCATGTGTATAAACGGCAAAACCCCGGCTTTGTTTTCCGGGGCTTATTGCCTATTGTCCTATACCGTTTTCGTATCTCCCATTTGAGCAACGAAAATAATGTTGCGTTCCACGGGGGTTGGTGTATTCCGTTCCCCCTTTCATTTCCTTTATTGCCAAACATACCGGGGCGGGCTTTCCATTTACCGGAAATTCCGGGTTGAAATATCGATACGTTCCGCATATCTTTTCGGGGCGTCGATTATCCGGGGCGCATCCGGTCGGCATATTGGGAATTTCCGACGAACATTTATTTTTCATTGCGTCGCCCTCCTTTCCGTTTATTCTTTGCCCGGCATTTGTTCCGGGGGTTCTTTTTCAAATCGACCCGTTGGATTTGTATTTTGGAACCGGGGAACATATCAGCAAAGAACGCCGCCATTGCTTCCACTTCTTTTGGTACGTCGAACGCCTCCGGTTTTCTGTATTCTTTCCCTCCGGGTTGGGCTTTCCCTTGTAAGGTTCGGCGCAATGTACACGCCGGGCAATCGCAATCGTCTTTCCCCGGTTCCGGGGCGTTTGCCATTTTTTCCCGTAATTGGTTGGCTTTCCCGTATGCGTTTAACGCATCAATGGCAACATCTGCTAAAATCCAATCGTTCGTATTCATTTTGGCGTCGATACCGTGGCGGTTAATCAATGCCGCCAATTCTTGTGCAAAACTTTTTTCTTTCATCGCTCTAAAAATTTATTTGTTATTACTATCCGGGGCGGCTTCAACCTTAACCCCGGCAATTGTTCCGTTATAATTAAATTCCAATGTTTCGACGCCCTTAAATCCCCCGACGATACGCAACAAACGCCAATAAATCGTTTTCCGGTCGCTCCTATGGAATTTATCGCATTGCCTACCAATTCCGGGGCAATCTTCCCTTTTAATTTTGCATCGAACGCAACGTTGCGTAAATATTGCGGGGTTGTTGTTGGCTAATCGTGCATCCGCCGCCGTCCATTTCTCAGCAATCAATACCATACCCCGGTAAACGCAACGTTCGCCGGGGCTGTATTCTCTATTTGGTTCGAACGGTTCGGGTTGCTTTACTCTCATTCTTTGCCCGCTTCGTTTACATAGTCAAACAATGCGTCCAAATCTTCCTTTGCGCCTTTTACGCAAATTCGTACCCTATCGCCGCCCGCTAATGCGGTTTCGACAATCTCACAATTATACCGGGGGGCGTTTATCTGTATCATTGCCGCCGTGGTATTCGTTACAAACTCGTTTCTTTCTTCCATGCTCTCGGATTTTTGTAGTAAATAAAATGTTTCCGTTGGGTCGTTCTCGCTTTGACACGCCCCCAACAAAAGCGTTGCCAAAGATAACAATAAAATCTTTGCTTTCATCGTTTTACCTTTCTTTTAATCCATATAAACCGTATGCCAATGCCGACAAACAATATTTTTGCCTCAATGTCAACGTAACGGTCGTAACCGTTGACCGCATCCACGGACACGCCGGGAACAATAAACCAACTCTTATATTTCCAATATTCCCGGACGTAAACAGATACGCCAACCCGTCCGATATGGAACCCAATTTGCGCCGTATGTACGTCGCCATTGTTGCGGATAATTCCAACTTGTTTTTTACTCATTTCCTTTTCTGTTTAATAATTCGTAACTCTGTTTATCAACTACCAACGCCCGTGGGTATTCGGTTATTACGCCCTTTGTGTAAACCAAATTGTAAATACCTAATTGTCCCTTAATTGGAAACTCAACAACCCGGCGGGGGTTCCGCATCAGCCAACCGAACCCCTTTGTAATGGATTTACGTTTTTCGGGCGGTATGCGGGTATTCTCCCAATCTTCCGGGGTAAAATCGGCGACGGGCTTAACGGCGTACAATTCAACCAATCCCAAAGTAACGCCGCTTTCATATCCCGCAATTACGGGATTAGCAGACGAACAAACCATTAAATCGCCCCGGTACGGCGTGTTTTTGCTGCGTACCTCAATACATTTTTCTCCGTAAACAATTCCGTTGTCCTCATACGCCGCCGTTACCAACTGCGTTGCATACGGGTTTTTAACGGTTAATGCACGCCAACGGTCGTGCAATTTCGGCTTATAATCTTTGTTATTATACTGCATAATCATTTTTTATTATCGGGTTCGTCCTCGTTTTCGTCGTTTGGTTCCGGGTAATGGATAAATCCAATTTGCCGGACGCTTTGAATTGGTTCGTAAATGATAACGGCAACATCGCCGTCCGTCCTTACGCCAACTAATCGACAATCGGCGGGAACTTCAACCCTTATTTCATTTCTTTTCATTGAACAAATCCCAATTTGCCGGGACACAATAACCGGGCAATGTTTCCCGGTCAATCCCGGACGCTCTTACAAAACTATCTTTCCAATATATCCGGGGTGTTTTGTCCGGGTGCGCCTCCCAATAGTCGAACACGTCGTTGTAAAACGTCAATGTTTCCCGCTTGGTATATCTGCAACCGCTTTGCAATCCAATCTTAAACAAGTCAACAAAGGGGTACGACAAAGCAATTACAGAAAACGCCCGGTCAAACATTCCCACGGGGATTGGTTCCACGCTCGCAAAGGTACGGAACCCGTGGCGTTTTGCCCGCACCAATGCGTTTATCCGCATCCGGTTTGGGCTTGCTTTGGGTTCCAATTCGTCGCATCCGGTCAACGTGGAACCAATGGCAATACGGGATTTGTCCCAACCCTCGGACGCCTCGGCAAAGTCGATTAAAATATTGATACCCTCGGCGCATTTACTCAATACCTTTACCGGGACGCCGTGGCGTTGACAAACGCCGATTGCTTGGCGGGTCAACCTTTGCGTTTCCGGCAATAACGGGTCGGTCGTGAACGAAAAGAATAACCCCGTTTTTTGCAATTCGCCCTTATGCTTCAACAACTCATTTGTAAATATATCCAATGCGTATGGATATTCCCGTAATGCCTTTTTCAATTCCGGGGTATTGCCGCCCAACACTTTTGCGCCCCGCCCTTTGCGCAAATAACAATACGTGCATCTGTTGGAACAACCAACATAAAAGTTGGCGGCGTTCTCGGCATATTCCCCGGCTTTTCCCTTTGGGCTGTAAATAACCCGTCCGTTTATCGCTCCCATACTCATAGATTAAAACGGTAAATCGTCGGTTCCGTTGGGGGCGGGTGCATCCGGCACGGGCGGCGGCGGGGCTTGCGTTCCGGCTCCGGTTCCTTTTGGCGTCAACATTTCCATATCGGTTGCGACAATCTCGGTAACATATCGTTTCACGCCTTGCGCATCGTCATAACTCCGGGTTCTTAATTCCCCCTCAATATAAAGTTTATCGCCCTTTTTGACGTACTGATTGGCGACCTTTGCCAACCCGTTTTGCAATACAATGTTGTGCCACTCGGTACGCTCCGGGATTTGCCGCCCGTCCTTTGTCGTAAACGCTCGTTTCGTGGTTGCCAACGAAAAGGTCGCAACACAACCGCCGTTGTCGAACTCCTTAAAATCCGGGGCTTTTCCGGTATGCCCTAATAAAGTAACTTTGTTTACACTCATAACTATTTGAATTTAACACCATCCAACAAATACAATTTCTTATTATCAGACCAACCCGCCGCCATGTTTAAGGCTTTCCGGTCGTCGTCATGCACAAACTCGCAATACCACGAATTGCCGCCAACGTTCGCTTTTTCTTTTAGTCGTACCAATTTACCGACAATGCACCGGGCAAACTTGGCGTATGCGCTCGTTTCCGATATATGGATAACACGACGTTCGGCGTTTATTTTTGGCAATTCTTCGATTTGCGGGCGTTTTTCCTCGGCGGGGTATCTTTGTACCCTCTGAAAGTCTTTTTTGATTGACGACCGGGAAATTGCCCCGTAATCGGGTTGCCTCTTTTTGGTTCTCATTTTTTATATCTCCATTTATAACCCTTATGCAAATTTCCTTTCCCTTTACATACCTTACAAATTGCCGTTGCCGAAAAATTGCCTTTTCGGGCGGCTTCCTGTATGCTAACAAACACATTTACAACAATACCGTTTTTTATTTGCTCAACCGCTTTTTCGTGGTGCGGGTTCGCTTTTTTTCCAATCCATTTAGATTTTGTTATTGGGTTATTCTGATTTTCTTTAACCGTAACCCAACGCAAATTATCTGCATGGTTATTGGCTCGGTTGCCGTCGATATGGTCGATACATGGTTTGTTTTCCGGGTTCGGAATGAAAGCCGCCGCAACTAATCTATGAACACGGAACATTTTCCCGGTTCCATTTTTCCATAAATTAATTATTTTATATCCTTTCAAATATCCGCCTTTCATTAGAAACGCATCCTTTTTTAAGGAACGAACATTGCCATAATTAGAAATTTGATAATGTCCTTTGTAACCCTCAATATCTTTCCAAATTTGCATACTCATTTTTCATTAATTCAATCATTATCATATTGCCGGAATATATACGCATTTTCGTTTTATCCCCATTCTCCCAACATGAATGATGTTCAAAACATAGTATATTTATATTTCTTGCATCATGCGCCATTTCGGGAAACGCTCCACGGGTCAATATATGCGAACAATAAACGGCGGAATAATTCCGTAACGGCTTTAAACATTCCTCGCATCGGTGTGGCTTATGCTCCCAAACCCAACGAAAAAAGCGTTCATTTGCCGCCATGATATTTGCGCCCCGTCCCGTAATACAATGCCCGAACAATTCCCGTTGTATCTCAACCCTCAAACGAATATCCATTTTAAACAACTTAATGTCTAATAATGGTTGATAGCCACGTGATACAACATAATTATAACTTTCTCGGTCGTCTATAATAATCGTTTCCATACAAAACCATTATAATTTTTTGTTTTACCATCTAAGTTTTTACAAATACCTTTCCGTAAAAATCCGCTTTTCTTTGCTTCGGCAAATGATATATACGTTTTTATCAAATTTCCGTTCAAATCATATTGCGCCAATCCTTTTGCGGCGTAATGCGGTTTATTGTTCAATATGCGCTTTAGTTTATCAACCGTTACCGGGTTATTACTATTTTCCTTTGGTGTAACCCAACGCAAATTGCAAACCCGATTATCGGTTAAATTTCCGTTTATGTGGTCAACTTGTTGTTTATTGTCCGGGTTCGGAATGAAAGCCGCCGCAACTAATCTATGAACTAAAAAAACGTATCGTTTCCCGCTCCTATATAGTCCAACGGCATTATATCCGTTTATTTTCCACGGTTTCAACATAACATCCGTTTTAACACTAAAAACGTTTCCCGTATTATCAACACAATATCCGGGAAATCCTCCAATTTCTTTTAAATTTTCCATATTTGCCAACTTTATAAGTAAGCCAACATTTAAGAAAAACGGGGCGGGCTGTTGGCTTGCCCTTTTCAGTTGGTAGCTACTCCAACCTATCCCCGTTCATGCTGCAAATATAGCAAATTTATTGGTATTCGTCCCGGTCTGTCAACAAATACGGTTCCATACTCTTACATTTCCGCCGTTTCGTCGTTCGGTTCCGGGTCGTCCGCCGGGTCGTTAATATCCGGGAACAATCCGTTATCCTCTACCTTTTCGGCATTCAATCCGGGTGCGGGTTCGCCATCAGCCCCGAACAACTCCAATTGCGCCTTTTTACCCTTGAAAAGAAAGGCGTAAACCTCGGTTTCAATGTCGGCGGCAATTTCTTCTAATTCTTCCTCAAACCCGAACGTTTCCGTATTGAATTTAAGGCGGGGGGAATTGATAGCGGTTTTTTGATTGTTCGACACGGTAAACAATCCGGTTAAAACAACCCCAACGTTATCATCTTGACCGGAAAACGACACGCCCCGAACCTCTATGTTTTTCAACATTTCGTCGGCAAAATCCCGTGATAATTCGCTTTGCTTTTTGGTTGCTTTGAAATCGGACGTTTCAACCATTGAAAGAAAGGACGTAATATTAAAAATCCGTCCCATGATTGGGCGCAAACGGTCGAAACAATCCCGCAAATCCGGGTGTATGTCCTTTGCACTTTCGACGTGGTATTTGTTCGTGTAACTCTCATTACCGATTGTTTCGGTAACTTCATAATGTACGTCTAACCCGCCGTCCTTTAATGTCTTGACTTTCGACAATGCAAACGCCTTTTCGCTTGGTATCAACATAACGTTTGCGGCTTTTTTTTCTTCGCTCATTTTTTAATTATTTGATTGTTACCGGGAATACGCCCGGAACGGTTTTATAACTTAAAATTCTGTTTCGTCCAATAATTCCCGTGTCTTACTATTCGACGGAACCGCCGGGCGTTCCGGTTCCGGGGTTGGTTCCGGGACGGGTTCCCCGGTTCCGATTGGTTCCGTTACCGGGTTGGGGTCGTGGAACTCAATATTGCGCCCGCCTTTGGGCTTTTCCGGCTCAAATTGGGCTTTGAGTTGTTCCGCCGGGTATTCCTTTTGCGCTAACTCAATAATCCCCAAATTAACCAATTCCGGGACGCAACGGCGCAACGCCCTTATGTCCTCTAATGCGTCATGCGCCGGGAATGTTTCGCCGGGGAATAACTTACTATATAATTCCTCTAATTGTGGGAATTTACCCGGACGACCATTTGAAAACAACGCTCCAACAAATTTAATCGTTTTCATCATGGTATCAATTCGTTTTGCCTTATGTAATGCGTCCTCAACGTGTGCGTCGTAATATTCCCGCCCCAAATAACGCAAAACGTTTGCTTTTAACATTGAACTATCAAAGTAAATGTTGTGCGCACATACAAGCGGGGCGGCGTTGGCATCCGCTAAAAATTCGTCCACAACCTCGGCAAACGGCACGCCCTCGGCAATTGCCCGTTCGGTTGTTATACCATGAATTGCGGTTGTTTCCGGGGGTATCTCGTAATTATCGGGTTTGATAATATAACTTTTTTCCTTATCGCCCAACGACCATGCCAATTGGACGACGTGCGGGAATTGCTCAAAATCCGCATCCCATTTCAAACCCTTTGCCGGAACCCCGGTTGTTTCACAATCAAAGAAACAAACATCTTTCAAATCAATTTTTTGCATAACCTTAAATATTAAATCGTTAATTACTGTTTTCGCTCTCATTGCGGTATTTATCCCGCTTTTTTCCAATTCCAAAACGTCCCGGTTTTCGTCTATATACTTTTGGACGTCCCGGTTACAAAACGGTTTTCCGTCCAACCAAAGCAAATGCCAATACGGTACGTTTTCCATCGGTTGCCCCTTAAATTTACCTTGCGGCATCGGGGATTTGTCGTTTAATTCCATACTAAAAAAGTCTTTTTTGCCCGTCCTCGTTGGGGGTTTGTTCAACATATTTTGCCCGTGTAATCCAAACGCACCCGCACCGCAAACACTTTATCCGGCTGTAATGCTTTGGCGTGTATTCGTGGCGGATAATCCGCCAACTCGCCAACGGGTAATTTTTCCGCTTTCCGTTACACTTGCAAAACATACCTACAACGTTCGGGGGTCGTCAATAAATGTATTGTATTCCTCGGCGGCTATCTGTTTGAGCGTTTCGATATATTCGATTAACTCGGCGTTCGACAAATCCGCCACGGTGCGCAAATCGTGGGAATATACCCCCGTTTCCTCGTTGACCCGTTCAACGTACATAATAGGGGAAAATTCCCTCAAACGTCGTTCGGTTTGTTCCTCTGTAAGACGTTCGCCCGCCTCCCAAATTGCGTGCTTAAACGTCGGTACAACATAGTTGAAATAATACCCTTTCAAAGCCTCGGACGAACCGGGGGACGCTACAATAAACCGGGCAATAATGCGGGAACCTTTCCAACCCTTGAAAAACTCGTTTAATTCCCCCATGTACATTGCCAACCCTCCGTTATTGTTTATTGTCCCCGTTGCTGTTATTTCTCGCTTTTTCATCGGCTATTAATTTTTTCATTGTCTTATTAAACGCTGTCATTCCGATTGTATGGATAACGTCCCGTTCCGCCCGTGATAACTTCGTTTCCCGCTTATCCAATACTTTTGCAAATGCAACAACAAATTCGCCCGGCTCCAACAATCCGGCATTGTGCAACCCGTCGATTGGGTGCGCTTTCAAACGCTCGGTTGCTTTCAATGCTTTGCGGGCTTTTTCCCGACTTTCCCATATTTCCCGAACCTCGGCGGCGGCGTTGTCATAAAACAACCGCATTTTCAGAACGTCGGCAATTGACAAATCAGCCACGGCGGTTGGTTGCTCTTTTTCCGGCTCCGGTTCCGTCGTAACGGGTGCAACCTTACCGTTATTCACTCCATAACCGAACAACGCAAAATCCCCCTTTGTTGGGTCGTCCGGGAATATCTCGGCGAAACGGTCGGTTATCTCAATGGCTGTTTGCAAATCCGGCGTCCGACGTTTTACAAGCCCCAACCGCAATGCCTGTTTATGTACGTGGGTATCTAATGGAATGATTAAATTACGGGGGTCGCAAATCGTCCACAATCCAAAGTCAACCGGGGAACCGTGGCGGCACATCCAACGCAAAAACATACATAAGCGTTTGCAACCGCTTTTCGTTTCCATATCCGGCACACCCTTAACATCGCCGAAAAGACGTTGCAATTGTTCCAACGGACGCCCGCCCGGTTGCGCTTGCAATGCCTTTTCCATGTTCTCAAACTTACTATATACGTCAAACAAGCGGGCGCAAAGGTCGTGGAAATCGGCGTATGTAAACGTTCTATAAAAATTCTCTTTACTGCCTTTGTATTGCTTCCATTCCGGGGCGGCTCCCTGCGTATCGGTTCCAACAATGTAATGATACGGCGCACCCTTGAAAATTTCCCGGTCGATAAAATCCGCCTTTTGGATTATCTGTTTGCGGGAACCCCACGCAATCCACGCCGTAACAAATGCGCTAATCTCAATATTTACCCGGCTATCGTAACGGTGCGGGATTTGCACCGGGTCGGATTGGATAAACTCGGCGGTTTCGTATTGTTCCGCCCAACGTTTCAAATTATCGTTCAATGTATATGCCATTGTTTTAGATTTTAAGGGGACGGAAAGCCCGCCCCCGGTTATTATTAGTTTTCCGTGTATTCCTCAACTACTAAATCGGTTTGTCCCCGCTTTACTTCCTCTATAAAGCCTTGAAAACCGTTTGCCTTTGCAATGTCTATAATCGCCTGCAAACGCTTTTCGCCCAAACTTTCGCCCCTCGCAATGCGGAATACCTTAACCGTCGGATTGCTTGCAATAATCAGTTTGGCGGCGACCTCCATAATTTGACTATCTGAAACTTTCCCGGCGACGAACGGCACGCCGTTTAACTCTAAACCGTCGTCCGTGAACGAAAGCCCGGCAATCGGTAATTTGGACGTTGCAATAAGTGTTTCCCTTTCCTTTGCCAATGCGCCTAATTTGTCCTCAAACGTGCGGGCGGTTTTCTCGGCGGCTTCCTTTTGTTTCTTTTTTTCCATGTAATCCACAACCAACGCATTGATACGGTTGTGTTCCTCGGCTTTTTTGAGTTGTTCCGCCGTGTCTAATTGTTCCGGGTTATTGGCTTCGTATTCCTCTAACCATTTGTCGGCATTCGCTTTACGTTTCACAAACTCCGATTTGTCATTTACAATAACTTGCAACGTTTCCTTATAATCGTTTTCAATGGCTTTTTTGTTGGCTTTCGCATCTTCTTTGGCTTTTTCCAACCGGGCGTTTGCCTCGGCAATTATCCGGGCAACTTCTTTTTCCTCGGCGGCTAATTTGTCGTCGATTGCCTTAATATTACTTTTTCGGGTTTCTTCCGCCTCTTTAATTCGTCCGGGGATTGCCTCCAATTGTTCAATCCTTTGTTGCCGGGCTTGGCGTACCGTTTTCGCTTTCTCAATCAACCGGGCATTTTCGTTTTGCTCTTCCATCAACGCCGTAATATCCTTTTTCTCGGCATACGTTTTGACGTCGCCGGGTTTCAATTGCTTTTCAGCGTTTGCGCAAATGGTTGTGTACGTCTTAACCTCGGCGTTGGCGTCCTTTCGTTTGTCCTTAACGGTCGTAACCTCGGCGTCAATTTCTGCAATTCGGGTGCGCACCTTTTCCGGCAACAAAGCCTTTACAACCTCAATTTGTTTGCGGCGTCCCTCGGCGGTTTCACTCCAACGGGAAAACTCCACGGCGTCAAAATCTTGGTAGCCGAAAATCTTTTGCAACATTGAAACGTTATCCGACCGCATCCCGGTTGTTTGTGATTTTATGGATAACGTCCCACGTGGGTTGGCTTTGGTAAACTTTAATTCGACTTCGTAATTTTCGCCGTCGTTACCTACTACCATTTTTGCAAATCCTTTGTCCTCTCCATTTTTCAACACGGCGTCCCGGTTCCCGGTCAACATTGCGCCGATTGCTTTTAATAGGGTTGATTTGCCTAACTCGTTGTCCCCGGTAATGAAATATACATTACCCTCAAAATCTGCGTTGAACTCTTTGATAACTTGAAAATTCAACAATTCCAAATTCTTAATATACATCGCTCTAATTGTTTATGCCGGGGTTCCCCCCGGCGGTTATTACTATTTTGTTAATCTCATTCTTTGGTGTATCATGGTTTGCACTTTATTAAGTGCATCCCGGTTGGCGTCAACCTCTAACCGGGTACAATCAGCAATAAAGTTTTCCAATCGCTTATATAGGTCGTCCAACTCTTTTGCCGTCATTGCGTGCCGCACGGCTCCCAATTCGTCCTTATCCATTTTTGCAAACTCTTTTAAGGGTTTCTAAATCCCGGCGTTTGGGTTCGTCGGCGTTCTTTGTTGCGTCAATTAACGGCATATCGTTTGTTGTTGCCGTCCATTGTTTCCCGGTAACGGGGGACGTATAAGTTACTTTATAATGTCCGTAACCGCTTGGAATAAAACTAAAATCGTAAATACTTGTTTTCGCTCTCATACTATTTTGTTTTTATAGTTACCGGGAAAACGCCCGGTCGTGTTATTATCATGCCGCAAATATACGTATAGTTTTTATATTACCAAAACTTTTATCTTTTATTTTCGGCTATTTTTTTATTTTCCGCAATAATCGCCCCAAAACAACGCATTTACCCACGCCGCCAAACTCAACTAACATATTACCGTTACGCCCTCTTATACATTTACCATCGGAACGACGAACCGCCCGGCACGGCATACGTCGCAATTCCGGGCGGGTCAATCGGTCGCCTAAATAGATATAATCCATTTCGTCCATTATCAAAACAATTTCATTTGTGTATCGGTCAATACAGCAACGACCGCATCAACTTTGCGTTCCCAACTTTCCAACGTTGCCAATTTTTCCGGGGTTGGGTTCCGTTGACAACGTCGTTGGTTGTGCCGCATCTGTTTTACCATTTCCGCCAAATCTTTTGCCGTTATTTTTTCGGGATTTTCGATTTGCGGGGCTTTTGTTTCGTCTGCCATATAAGTAACCATTTGAATAATTAAACGTCCCTACGGGCTTAAAATAAACGGTTGTGCATTTGTTGGGGCAAATTTTCCAAAACCCAACGGGGGTTATTCTGCAAAATGAACCGTCCAAAGTGCATTATTAACGTTGCGTCCGCATTCCACAACGCCGGGGTAATCTCCGGGTACAATTTCCCGGCAATATCCCGGAACCGTCGTTTGCGGTCTGCCTTTTCTTCCTTTTTCCCTTTGACCTTGATACGCAATTTAAGGTCGTTTTGCCATTTCATTGCATTAACCAAAACAAATGGTATTTCGGCGACGGTTATAATAGCTTTCAAATGTTCAAAGTTTTGCAACATCTTTTGAATGCGGTATAATTTACCCATGTTTGCCCCGGTATCGCCAACCGTTACGTCGTCCGGGCGAACACTCAATTTTTCCAAAAAGATAATCGGTGTGCAAATCTCTTTGTAATAGTTCAGAAAATCCCGTATCTCGTTAATGTCTTTAGGCATCTTAATTGCCGTTGCGTTGTGGTTGGGTCGCCAAACCACAATCCCCCCATTGCTTCCGGGGTCTATGCCTATAATACAATCTATTTTCATTTTTCAAATTTCAAATAATGGTAAATATAAATTTCGTCCTTAATCATTCGGTCGAACGTCCGTTTAATCTCTTTACGCCGGGCAACCTCAAATGCTGTATAATCAATTTCCGGGCTTTGGTTTCCTTGTTTACGAACGTGGTAAACCGTAAATTCATTAACGAACCCACGGGCGGCACGTGCCAAAAATCGGTTATACGCTTCTTTCCGGTCGTCCTCGGTTTCTTTCACTTCATCCGCTAACCCAACGCCCAACAACCAATTATAAACAAACATTTCGTCGGTTAATCCAAACACTAAACGCCCGGTATATTTATACCGTAAAAAGCACATTAAACAAGTCATAACCGATTGATTGCGATAATACCGGATTTGCTCCGGGCTTAACTCCTTTTTCGCTTCCGGCAACGCTGTATATGCTTTGCCGATAACTTGGTTTTGTTTCCGGCAATATGCGTTCAATACCTTTGCGAAATAATCGGCGTTGAATTGTTGGTAATGTTTCCGTTCGGCGTTGCCGTCCCTATCCTTTGGCAAATAGTCGTCTAATTCCCCGGTAATCAGCAATTCAAACGCTAATTTAACCTCCGATAATGTTAATTGCGAATAATAGCGTTTGAGCAAATCCAACAACCGGGTACAAATATACGTCCAATCGTCCCGGTTTTCCGTGGGAATGATAAACCCCACGTCCATTGCGATAAACCGGAACATTTGCCCGGTTTTGGCAATCAACGTTTCGTCGTCAATCTCGGCAATCTGTTTTTTTGTGGACGCCACGAAAATATATTTTTCGACCGGGGTTAATGCTTTGGCAACCTCCGGTAACTCAACCATCGCCCGACGAACGTCAATTGCTTTTGCCGTTCCGCTATATAGCAAAACGGCGGCGGATTGTCGTTTTTCGGGCAACGTTTGGGGCAATCTGTTTGTCTTTTCGGGTAATGTTTCCATTTTAATAATCGTCTTTTAAATACTCTATTGCCCCGGCAGCGTTTAATTTTTGCGTTGGGGCTTTGTATTCGGGTTTCAAATGCAATTTTTTCTTTTCGACGTCCCCCCGTATGAAATTACGGACGGTTGCCAACCAACCGTTTTTAGTGCGCTTCATATTCTTTTGGTCGCTCCAATCGCTAACAGAATGAAAGTAATAAACCAAATCGACCTTTTCAAATTCCGGGGTCGCAAACTTACTTTCAAACTCTGAATAATCCACGCCGACGCCGTTTTCAAATTTAACCATTTTGTAAACGTCGGAATTGCGAAACAATGTTTTTTTCTCTTTTGGTTTTTCCTCCTTTGGTTCTGTTGGGAATAAATCCCCGATAATCCCATTATCGGGGTTATCATTATCATTATTGGTTTTATCTGTATTATTATTATTATACCCTAAACTTTCGTTGAGGGGTACCCCTAAACTTTCGTTGGGGGGGGGTATCAACTTTTGTTTAGGGGTATCAACTCCAGTTAATATCGTTGTTGCCTTTTCAGTAAATGTCAACAACTCGTAATTTTCGCCGAAACAATACAGAGTTTTGTTGTACAATTCACATTTCGGGTGTTTCTGTAAAATTCCGGCTTTAATCAAATTATCAATACGCTTTATCATGCCTTGACTTGTTTTAATATTTAACAAAGGCATTGCATCTAATATTAACTTATGGGAAATCCAAAAATAAATACCCTCCGGGGTGTGCATCTTAACACAACTTACGCAATTGGCAAAATCTTTTATAAAATCAAATATTGCCAAATCTATCAAATCCAAATCTAAGCCACTATTAACAGCGGCATATTGATTTATTAATATCGTGTATTTCATAGGTCAATAATCTTATAAATGTCCGGTTCTCCAACGGATTGAACCGATTTAATTAATAATCTTCTTTGGCACAAACATTTAAGGCTATCAATTACAGTACTTTTATTTATTCCTAAATAATAAGATAAATGCAAAATGCCTTTTGAATATTCCCCATACTTTACACAATATGCGTGTATCATTGCATAAATCATTAATTTATTGCCTTTTAAAGACAAACTATTAATCCATTCCTTTTTTACAATAAAATCCATAATAATAAATAGAAAGCCCGCAATCCGGGCTACCACACACCGGAAAACGGGCTTTGCGCTAAATAAATTAGCAATATTTCTCGAACGGTGGTAGTCGTTCGTTTTATCGTTGCAAATATAACAATAATTATTCATTACCCAATTCCTTAACGGGTTCCCATGCTTTACGCACTTTCAAAACATTGTCGGCACTCTCATTGGGAACCAACGACACGACGGGAAAACGGGAACGGTCGCCCGGTTTTTGCGTCGTGGCAAATTGTACATTCAAATCAAAGATAATGCCTTTGCAAAATCCCCGTTCCGCTAACATACCGTCGAACGTTTCCCGTATTTGCGGGATTGTGGACGCCGTTCCCTTTGTGGCAAATTGCCAAACCCCGGCAACGCCACGAACCAAAGGGACAATAAAGTTTAGCGTTAATGTAACCTCCCAACCGTCGCAATCGGGTTGGCGGCTCTTTTTGTTCGGGTAACGCTTCGTTATTGACTGCATTAAATTTGGGTATTTTTCCGTTGTCAACGTTTCGTATTTTTTTCCGTCCCATACTTGGAACGTGTCGCCATCGCCCGCCGCAATCAATCGCCCGTCGTCGTCCCGGTATTCGTAACGCTCGTTACATACTTTTGCCGGGTCGTCGTCCGGGAAAACAATTTGTATTGTTTGCGGCTTTTCGCCGTATGCTTGCGTAAATAATCCGGCATACTTTCCCGTTGGTATGAAGTAATCAACGCTTTGCGGGTATCCGTTGGCGTTTTTCATTCCGATTTTTATTTGTCCGACACGGGGTAAAATCAAACGGGATTTTTCCGCCTCCGGTCTAACAATCCTACCTTTTATATTTCCATTCATAACCTTTATGTTTTTTGCGTAATCCTTTGCAACATCTTACTATTAGCGAATTATTAAAACCGTCCCTTTCTGCCAAATTTATAGATTGGTATTCTTTAATAACAACGCTATTTTTAAGCATTAAAACCGCTTTTGATAAGTGGTTATTGGCTCCAAATTTACCCGTCATTGGCTTACTTGCGCTTTTAGATTGCCGTTGTTTTGTAATCGGATTATTGTTATTTTCCGAATGTGTAACCCAACGCAAATTATCCACATGGTTATTAAACGGGTTCCCGTCGATATGGTCGATACATGGTTTATTTCGTGGATTATCAATATATGTTTCGGCAACTAATCTATGAACATAGATAGTACATTTTATACCAAAATTATAAAGACAAACACACAAATAACCCTTACGCAAAAACGGCCTTAATTCTTTCCCCGTTATTTTAGAGAAAACAACGCCGTTTTTGTTTATCAAATAGCAATCAAATCTTTTTATCGTTTTCATATTTCGGGGTCGTCGTTCAACAATCTTTTCTTATTCTCGTTTTTGGGCTTTTTGGGCGCATTTGCGGGCTCTTGCTCCTTTTCCGGTGCAACCGTCCGTTTTGCCGCATTTCGTCCCGTGGTGGGCTTGTTTCCCGCCTCCTTTGCCGTTTTCCCGGTGCGTTTCACAATCTTTGTTTTCTTAATCTCCGGTTCCGGCGTTTGTTCCGGGGCAACCGCATCCGCTTTGACGGTATCGGCGGCGTCCGTGTTTTCGTCCGGGGTCGCCTCCTTTGGGGCTTTCGTTTTAATCAATTCCGCCAACGATAAGGATATTACGTTTTGCGTTAAATCCGGGGCATTGTCTAACAATACCATGCCATTAACCGACGTAAACGTATTATCTTTCTTTTCGTCCTCAATAGCCGCAATTTCCAATAGATACGGGATTTTCCGTATATTGGGGCTATCCGTTTGTTCTTTCAGATTGTACGACGGACGTTTGCGCCAATCTTTCGGGCTGAAATTGAAAATATGTGTAACGGGGAATTGCTCAAAATTGACGTTCCACATATCCCGGTACATTCCTAATTGTATCTCGCTTTCCTCGTAAAATCCTTTGCGTCCGCTCTTAAAATCGACGATTGCGTTAATACGTTCGTCGCTGCCTATCTTTGCCAACATGGTACACGGGCAATCAATCATTCCGGCATACTTGTAATACGGATGCACTAACGCAATTTCAACCGCCAACGGGCGTACATCATAATCCAACACGAATTGAGCAAACGCCAATACGTCCTTTTTCAAATCGTCGGCGTAATAAATAAAGTCGTCCGGCAATCGGTAAACCTCTATATATTCTTTTAGTTTGCCTTTCAGCCCGTCCAAATCATAAGCCCGGTTAATTAATAATTCCTCAAATGCGGCGTGCATGAATGTACCATACGCCGCCCGTTCGCCTTTGTATCGTTCCGCTTCCTCAATTCCTTTGCTTGCAATCCATTGTATCAAATGCGGGGCTTTTGGCAACGTTTGGGATAATATCGTTGTAACCGACGGGAAAAACTCCGGGTTCCCGTTCTCGTCGTATCGGTAATAGTAGCGGTGTCCCTTACTATTCAATTGCCAAACCTTGTACGGGGGTTCAATCAACGTTTTTTCATCAAAAAACATTGCCGTCATTTCCTCAACCGTCATGCCCGGCAATATCTCAAATATTCCGGTTGGTTGCTCAACCTCGACCGCTTCAAACGGGGGGATTATTTGTTGTTGTTCCTCGGTAATTTCCGGGAATTGGTCGGCGGGAACGGCTCCCAAATTTTCGACCGTCTTTTGTACCGGGTTTTCCGGTTTCTTTTTGTTCGCTCTCATTTTCTACTCTTTTTTAATTCTGAAAACCACATAATACCATTACGGCACACATACCCGCAAACATCAATTGCCACGGGTTCCACAATGCGCCAATCAGACAAACAACGCCCAACGTTCCAAACGTCGCAATAATGGCTTTCGCTTGGAACCTATCGGAAAACATAACGTCCGCCATGCGTTCAAACCATTGTAACCCGTTATTCTTCATAGCCAAACAAATAATTAGGGGTGCAATTACACATTTCGCAAATGATAACAACCCATTCCGGGCGTATCTGTTTGGTCGTACCGTTACATAAGTTAGTCATATTAACTTGTTGTGCGCTTTCGGTGCGTCCCTCCCATAAACGGGCGGCAACCTCTTTTTTATAGACCTTAACCCCGGCGGTTTGCGCCCGTGCGATTGCCTCGTTTACTCTTAATTTCGTCATTTCTGCCATTTCTTTAGTCTTTTATTGTTAATAACTCGGTTCGTTGCTCTCTTTGTGTCCGCAATGCGTACACGTTTTTTCCTCCCAAATTGCGGTATATTCCGGCGGGGTTAAATATCCATCGCCTCCGGTCTGTTTATATTCCCCGTCGGTAACTTCCATTTCGCCGCCGCACTCCGGGCAATCTTCATTACCCATTAAATCCAAATCCGGGACAATGAAATATACCCGTTTCAGATACACGCCCAACGCCTCGGAAATCGCCGCATAACAATTGGCGGTTTGTTCCTCGGTTACGTCCTCGTTTATTGCATCGAAAACGGAAACGCCCCAATTGTCCGGGTCGTCCTCAATAACTTTATTTTTGAGTAATTCCGAAACGACAATTTCGGAAACTTGTTTGGCTGTTTTCCCGCTATCGGTCGCCAATTTTTTTAATAAATCGCTCTCTTTTATTCTCATATCTTTGCCGGGTACTCCCCCGGTGGGTTTTTGTTTCTGCAAAAGTATAAATAATATTTGTATTACCAAAAATAAAACCTTTGAATATTTTATTTGTTCACGTTGGACGCTTGTAATACAGATAAAAAGCACTAATTTTGTTGCACCGCATAACCTTACAACATCGCTCTCGGTTATTGCGTATCAACCCCCGGCGTTACTTCATTGCGTCGGGGGTTATCTTTTACCCGCTCAATATAGATATTTCGGTATATATCGCCGTAATACCCGGTTTCCCTTGTAATTCGTTCCAACGTCCGCAAATCGTATTCGCCAAATACAACGTACTCATGTTCTAACAATTCGGCGTCTTGTAATGCAAACTCAAACGTAATATCAACGTATTTGTCGCCAACCCGGTTAAATGCGTGTTCTATGGGAATAAAAGCAAATGTTTTGCCCTCGCAATATCGCACCCGTTCCGGGAACAATTGGCAAAGCAAATGCGCATTCCGATAACATTGTTGCGGTTGGGGTTTCAGTATATCCCGGATAATCTCTAATTCGTAATCGTTGAACACGTCCGCCGCCCGGACAATATCAACACGTTTTGCAACGGCGATTGTATCGGCAAAATATTGTTTTTGCCGTGGGTTCAAATCTAACCGCATAAACGCCCGCATTTCCTCAATAATAACGCTTTCCATAATCAGCCCTTTGTAAATCCCTTAAATGCCACATGGTAAACGTCGTATTGTTTCCCGGTAACATAGAACTCAATCATACGTTCCGGGTTCCCGGTGTCATTTATCGCAATAGTTGGGTACGGTTCCCCCGGCAATTGGTTATAATCGCTTTCAATATCCCGGAACCCCTCCGGGAACTCCGAACGGTCTGCGGAAAAATACCGGGTTAAACTCTCTTTTATCCGGGCTAATATTTCGTCCCCGTTCGGCTCAAAAGCCGCTTTTATTTTTTCTTGACGTCTTAATGCAAATCGCATAGGTATTTGTTTTAATAGGTTCTTAATTCCCCGTCCATCGGTAACGGTGCGCCCGGTAAACCAACCGGAATACGGGTATAATGTAACCGGGGAACCCCGGAAAGTAAATTGTAAGGTCGTGGCGTTTACCTCCGTAACCGGATAACCCAACGCCTCCAACCGGGTACGGGCGTAATCGACCCGCCCCGGCTGCAATTCTTGTTGTCGCTCTCTGTTACGGCTCATTGTACGCCCTCCGTAATTACTTTGCAATACTTATAATATTGGTCGTGTCGGCTCTCAACTCGGCACATCAACCCAATATCGTTGCCGTCTAACAATAGGTTCAACACATCGCCGGGATTGTGCCGGGTGTAAAGCAAAAATAACCCGCCGTTTGCATTTTGAATTATCTTATACATATTTTGACTTAATCGGTAACGCTTTGTTTTATTCATCGCTCTAAATGATTATACCGGGGGATTGCGCCCCCGGCTTGGTTATTACTGCAAATATGCAATTGCGTTTAATCTCTCTTTTTCCTTTGTCGCATATTCAACGTTTCGGGCAATCCATTGTTCGGCGGGGTTTTCGATTATCCATTTATTCCGATAATCCGGCGTAAAGTATGCGATTTGTTTTTTATACGCCTTTTCCGGGTTTGCCAATATTTCCGTCGCATGGCTCAACCGTTTGCCGTGGTCGCCTTTGCCGATTAAATCCAAACGCCCGAAATAAAACGACCCGTCGGCGGTACACGCCACATATTCACGGGCGGACGTTCTTTTTGATACAATCGCCTTACTATCGGCGTCAATAACTTGGTACTCGTATTTCTTTCCCTTTACTTTCTTAACTAAAATGTACTTTGCCATGATTGAAAATTTATATTGTTCCGGGGAAAACGCCCCGTCGTTGTTTACTGATAATAGAAAGTGATTTTAACGCCTCGGCGCAATTTGCAAACCTCTTTGTCGCCGTAACAATTGAAAGCACGTTTTAACAAGCGATTGACTAACTTAATGTCGCCGACAATCTTTATTAAACCGGACACGCCAACCAATACATTAACCTTTTTGCCGTTTACAATTCCGTTTACCTTGATTTTGAAATTGCGGTTAATCTCTTTTGTTGTGTAATCTAATCCGTTATAAATGCTTTGAGTATTCATATTGTTTCGCTCTCTATTTTCCGGGAAAACGCCCGGTCGTTCTTGTTTGATGATGCAAATATACAACCTTTATTTTAATTACCAAAGGTTTTATCTTTTATTTTTGGCTTAAACTGCAAAAAGTTTTGTTTTTTGGTTCCAAAGAAGTTATTTTCTTGTAATTTTCGATTTAAGCGGCTTTTGCAAGCGGGACGGGTAAAATATCCACTTTGAAATAAAATGCCCGGAAACGGGCTAAAAATGGCTCAATAGAAAAAGGGGTTGCAACGACTTGTTACAACCCCCGGTTTATTACTTTTCTATGGTTACGAACTCAACCCCCAATATTCGGGTTGCCGGGTTCTTGCTTACAACATCAATTTGCCGATTTTTGATTTTCTTTGTTTTCCATAAAAAACCCAACCAACGTTTGTATTGTACCGTTTCGACAATCAACAGACTATCCCGGTTTATATGCGTCCCGGTAAATTGTCCGTCCGGCGTGGCGCATCCGTGCAACTCAAACCACGGTTCGACAATATCGACGCATCGTAAAACGGTCGTAACCGTATCGCCGGGCAAATATACAACACTATCCCGGACGGTTGCCCGCAATTCGTTGATTGTTTCCATTTGGGTTGTTGTAACCCGTTCCAACTCCCGGTTCTTTGTCTGCAACGTCTTTATCAACTCCGCATCGCTCGCCCGGTATTTTTCAAACTCTGACAATTTCAGTTCCAAAACCCCAACTTTGGCGGCGTTCAAACTATCTTTCGTTTGGTACCGGGAAACTTCCTGCAATAACGTTTCCGTGTTGGTTCTGTATTTGTCCCTTTCCCCGGTCAACGTATTAATCCGGGAACGTTGCACCCATATAGTGACAACGGCGGAAACCGCCAAAGCAATTGCCGCTATTATTAAATATTTTTTCATAAGATACGTTTTATCGCTTCATAATGAATTTTTGCAATACGTTCACGCCCGGCGTCTGACAACATAAAACGGCAATCTTTTTCGGTATCCATGAAAAAGTTTTCAGATAATACCGCCGGGCAAACCGTATGTTTCAGAATGTAAAATTGGTTTTCTTTGTCCGGGTCGCCGTCGGTATGGTCAAAGCGCATTTTCCAACCATCCGGGGCAAACTCTTTTTCCGCCTCATTACAAAGTACGGTTGCGATTGCATCCGCTTTCGTTTGTCCTACGCTGGTATAACATTCCCACCCGGTGCCGCCTCCGGCGTTCCCGTGAACGCTAAACAAAACGGCGTTGTTGCCGCAATCCGCATGGATAACGTTTGCACGGCGGCAACGCTCCGGTAATGATACGTCGGTTTCCTCCGGTACCAAAATTTCAAACTTTACGCCATCGGCTTTTAACATCGCCGCAATACGGCGTACAATGTCACGGTTAAACTCCCATTCAAACAATTGGGAACCGTCGCCCCAAACCGGGGAACGTTTCCCGGCGGTTTCTTCGCCGTGTCCGTTGTCTAAAATAACAATAGGTTTCATTTTCTTACCTCCTTTTCTTTATCGTTAATAATATCGTCATCGGTTTCCTTTTGGAAACGCTCGATTATTGGTTGCCAATAAGACGGCAACGCCCGTGTAAATTCCAACCGGATAACATGGTATATTATCCGTAAGGCTATTTTCTTCGGGTATGCCTTAATTAAGTTGCGAAACGCATTTTGCAAATATACATACATGAACACGTATGTAAGCGACTTAATAACAATCATTGCCGCCCCGTCGTCGCCACATTGCAACATAACGGAATAAATGACGTGTATAATAACGACGTACAAAAGCAATTCCGCCAATGCGTTCTTAAACTTATGGAACGAAAAGCGTTTGCAATTCCTTATCGCCACGCCGTCCGCCCTCATTCCCGCCCAAATGTTGAACGCAAACATAATAACTAACGCATACATAAACCCCGCCGTCGTGGTCAGATATGCAAATAACGGGCTTGCGGTCGTGGCGAATATCATACGCCATTGTTCCCAACTAAAAATTTTATCCATATCGTCCATAAATAAAGAGTTAAGGGGCGGCGGTAAACCGCCCCCGTTTTGGTTATTGCTTTATAATCTCGCACAACATAAATTCCGTGCGGTTGTCAACCGCCGTGGTTGTTCCGTTGATAATGTTACGTTCTTGCATACTTTCCAAATGGTTAAATCGGTACGGGGCGACCTTTTTATTGTCGCCCCTTTCCTCGGTTAATTATTCAACTAATGCGGCGTTGTTGACTACTATGTTGCCACTTTTTGCCGTCGGGCTTCCGCTATCCGTGCAATTGTTCAATTCAATACGGGCGTTATTGCCGCACAAATACCCGTATTGTGTCCCGTTGAGCGAAATGCAATTTACGAACTTTCCAAAATTTTCATCTATCCCGGACGCATCCCCGGAAACGTAAAAATTATTTTTATTGTTCTCACAAATGCACCCAATAACGAATATTTGCGAACCTCTGCCGCCCTCCGCCGCCGTTGCGCTCCCAACTAATGCGATACCGCTATTTACCTGTTTACGGCAATAGGCGTTATATATCGTATCGTGGCAACCAAAAGCGGGCGTTAATCCGGCTTTTACGTTGTATTCAAACAATCCGCCAATAATGGTTGTTTCGCAACGTTCGTGGTCGCTATATCCGTCGTCGTTATTGTCGTGGCTCCAACAATCAATCATCGTTGCAACGGTATGTTTCGCCAATGCCGGGTCAGTCGTTGTGCTGTGTGCGTTGAACCCGTCCCCGGTACTCGAACCGCTAAACGCCCGTGTCGCTTCGCATCGTATCAATTCCACACCAATTGCCGCCTCCCACGACCACGCACCGCCGCCAAATGCGTATTTTGCTGCGCAATCAATCGCCCGTCCGCCGTGGCAAAACCTTAACGAAATTGAACCGTACCAACATTCAATATTAACCATTTCAAAAGCAACGGAACCGTCATTGCCGGAAATACCGGAACCGCCCGGAATGTAAACCGGGTTGGTGGCTAACGTTGTACCCTCTTTGATTTTGACGTACAACATTTGTGCGTCTGTATCATAAAAGAACGTGTAACCCTCGGACGTTTTCACGGCATCCAACGACGTAACACGGGTTATCTTTGTGCTATCACAACGGTACGTTTTCCCACGTTGTAACGGGTGGCGTTCGTTGTCCGGTATCAACGTACTTTTGTCGAATACCTCATGTTGGAACAATTGGAAATGGTCGGCAGCTGAAAAGGACGACAACGGGGTTTGGTAAACGTTCGTTGTACCCGCAACTAATGTTCCGCTATCAATTTTTGTTCCGCAAATGATACGGTTAACTAATCCACGTTTACCGATAAGACGGACGGAACGTTGGTTTGACTTGGTTTTGATATTCAAACGTTCGGTCGTGTCCCCTATCAATATAATTGTTGTATCAACGCCTGTTTTGGAAAATGCGGCGGCAAACGTCGCTAATGCGGCACTTTCCGTCGTGCCGGGGTTCGTGTCGTTTCCGTTGACCGCATCCACGTAAACAACGGCGGCGGTTGTGTTTACAGTTGTCCCGCGCTTTATGCTTTGGCGTTCCCATTCGCTCAATTTGTTTATTTCGCCTTTTGTCAAATAGTTGTCGCCAACCGATATTGCCGCACCAACGCCACTAATTTGGAAACGTATCAATATACGGGTTGTATTCTCCGGAATTGTGCCGGAGTGAGTACAAAAACCGCCTGCACTTAATTGTAACACTAACCGGGAAATCTCGGTTGAATCATTGTAAAATATGCAATACATTGCGGCGACTGTTGCACTACTTACAACCACATTATCCGCACCGTAACCGATAACGTCGCCAATCTCAAACGGACTATCCGCCAAATTGAAATCATATCCAATAAATGCAGTAGTTCCGGCATTGTTCACCGTATAAGACAACGTTGTGCGTGTTCTTACAACATTCATTGCTGAACCCTGTAAATTAAATTCGTTGTAATACGGGGCGTAATTAATTGTTTTAATGGAAATATCTTTTACCTTTTTCCATGCGTTCCACGCCTGTTTTGCGAACATACCGAACGGGGTTACATCTTGACCCGTCCACATCATACAACGGTAAATCGTTAACGGCTGTGTACCTTTTCGGTTGTCGAATGTTACACGGCAACAGTTGGATAACGTCGAATGTCCGGTTGCATTGTAAAAAGATACCCAACCGTCAAATTGCGGGTCGGTCGTTAATCGAACGGCTGAAATAAAGGCACCCGACGTTGTAGGGTCAAATGCCACATTTAACAAATGACCTGTACCCGGCGCACTAATTTTCATTAATGCGTTAAGATAATCCGTTGTTGGATTATATGGGAATTGCGACAAATCCAATAAAACCCCTAAAAACGAACCCACGGGCAAAACAATACGGTCGGCGTAATATTCCGGCGTTCCTACAACTAAAACACCTTGTACGCCCTCCAATTCATTAATATCCGAACCCGCCTCAATAAACGGGTCGGGATAAAAGTTGGTTGCGTCCCCCATACCGTCCGGCAAACCCATTCCCCCGGTTGTCGGAGTTTCAAACAATACATTTACAGACGTGGCGGTTGTTTTGGAACCGTAAAAAATCGTAAACCCGTAATAATTTTCGGTTGGCGTTACGGTTTTCGTTGTCCCGTCGGGCGTTAACGTCATGGAGCCAATAATGTCAAATGTTCCGTCGGCTTTAATACCTTGTATATTTACCGGGGCGTTGCCTCCAACGGGCGTTAATGTAAATTGGTATGGTTGACCCGCAACCAAAAATGTACACACCTTTTGGGAACCCGCATTTGACCCCCTTACAATACCCGTATCCGTGTACGCATAACGTCCGGTTGCGTTGATTTGGTTTGTTATGTTCATAAGCGTAATAACGCCGTCCGAACTCATGCCGATAACGTATTTATCCCAATTATTCCTCCCGTTATATAGTATCGCCAATTCGCCGGGGTTTACGGTTAAATTTGCCGTCCCGTATTGGAAATTTACATAATTCCCCGCCGTATAAGCGATATAAAAAACGTTACCGTCCGGCAACCCGGGGTTGGTATCTGCGTTCGCTATGCCAACAAAGGTTCTATTGGCTCCAACGGTTGATACAATCGTGTTCAACACGTTTTGCATGATTGCCCCGGTAATCTCGTTGTTTCCGTTTGCTTTGATAACGGCGGCAATTGCGGCTTTTAATTCTGTGTAATTTCCCATACTGTTAAATCTTAAAATCGTTATTGAAATCGTTATTAAAATCTCCCTTTCTTCCGGGCGTAATGTATCCCCGCCCTATCTTTTTGGCAACGGTCGCCGTTTCAAACTCAATTTCCACGCTTGCCAAATCCCCCTGCGTTTGCCATTTTGGGGTAATTAGAAACGTGTCGCAATCGTATTGGCGTCCGTACTTATCCGTTACAAATACTTTGTCGGACATTCGGATAAACCGCATAACGTCGCAAAGGTATTCGGGGGCTAATGCCATGCAACGGTACGTCTTTTCCGATATTTGTTTTTCGGGAAAAAAATACCCGTCCCGTGTTTCGCCCTCTTCCTCAAACGTATATTCCGGTTTCCCTAACTCGGTGTAAAGATACAAAACATTGTGAAATTTAGGGTTTTGATATACTATTTGCCCCGCATCAAACACGAAATTTTCAACGTCGTACCATTCAATTTTAAGATACCCGGACAAATCGCCGACAATCGTAAACATTTCGGAATACCATACGTTAACGCCGTCCGTCATGCGGGCGTAATATATCCCGTCCGGCGTGTCGATTGCGAACGGCAACAACGACGGGTAAACAATTACATCATACCCCAAAGAGGCAAACGGGACAATCTGCAATCCCGTTTCTTTCAATGCCGTTGTTATATCGGCGAACAATACCCCGTTTTTGTCGTACAATTGCGCCCCTGTTATATTCCGTGAACTCGTATTGCGCATTATCTGAAACGGCAATAATGTACGTTTCGGCGTAAACAAAGGGTATATCGTCCCGTATGCGTAACTTTTACGGTGGTTCTGCTGCTCTATTGACGTGTACCACGGCAATACGCTTATATTGTTATTCTGTATCATATTTCAACGTTGCTTTAATGTTTCGACTACACAAATTTACGCTTAATTTATCAACTTGACCGTTACCGATATACGTTTTTATTAGTTGCATCGGGTTTGGGTCGTCATTTGCCGGAAAACTAAACGTTTGTTTCTTCTTTCTCTCAATACCGTATGCGTAAACCTCGGAACCGTTTATTGATACACAACGGGCGGGTAAATCATATAACCAATACGGGGATTGCAGATTGATAAACGCCAAATATCCGTTTTGCAAAAAGTATTCGACCCCGTTAATAGTTTGGCGGGTAAATGGTAATATCCATTGCGACCCGGACGTTGGCGGAACGGCGGCAAACAAGGCGAACCCGTCCGAACTCATATTGCCGGGGTTTAACAACATCATATCAATATCGGACGTAAAGTTTGATATATTAATTTCCTCAACCTTTCCGGGCGTTACATACTTGCTTATTACTTGTATCGGCAACCCTTCAAATGCCGCCGTAACGTCGTCCATCCATTCAAATTGGTAACGTTCCGGCAAATCGACCTTATCAAACGAATATTCCGACGTGTTGAACGCCCACGGTTTCCCGTTGCGCAAATTCAATTCCTTTGTCAAATCGTGGCTTAATATAGCCCCGCCGGAATAGGAACCGCCATTGCGGAAATATTGGATATGTTCGATTTTAAATTTGCCGTCCTCAATGAACCAATAACATTTAAAACAATCCCGTAACATATTGGTAAATTGTTGTAAGGTCGTCGGGGCTTTTTGTGCGGGTTGCTGATATTCCCCGTTTATAATATTGGTTTTCTGTGATACAAGCAAACGGAAATTCAACCCGGATATTGGGTTGTTACCGCTGTATAAAAATTGACTGTATTCCGCCGTGGCTGCGTGTGTTATACCCGGTGCAATCTGATTGAGCAAAACGGATATACAAGACGCAACCGGGAACGCATCCCGCAAAGTATATGCTTTTCGTACTTTTTTCTCTAATATCCAATCCATCAAATAAAACCCAAACCACAACGACGCATAACGCCACGTTGACCGGGCGATTGGATAAAACGTTTGTCCGTATATGGAATAAGGCGGCGCAAAATACTTTCCGTTGTCCGCTAATCCCCACTCGGTCGGGGTATCTGAAAAGTTGTTTGAAATAAACGCCACGTCGATTGCGTAACCAATCGCACGCCTATAATTACGGTTATTATCAACTATATCATCGGCGGGCAATGGATATGTATTAAGGTCGTCGATTTTCTCCACGTCGCACAAATACCGGGCATATATATTATAACTTTTCATATCGGCGTGCATTGTTCTGGTTGCCCCGGAACCCTCAACGGCGGTTAAATCAAATTCCAACGTATCAAACGGTTCCTGCGTTACCTTTTGATAACGAAACATTACCGTATCGTCGGATTGTTTCCGTATTTCAACTACAGCAATACCAAACGGCAACCCCCCGTTTATTCGTTGTTGTGAAATATAGATATAATAATTAACATTCAATTCCGGGTATAATTTCCCCTCGAATACGTCCGCACTTGCACCCGTCGCCATTCGTCCGGTATAAAGCCCGGATATTACCGCCGGGGAACCGTTGGACGTAATTTGTATTTCTTTCAATATATTGCACAAAGCAAAATGATAGGTTTGTACTAATGCGTTTTGGTCGGTCGTGGCGTTTGCGTCTTGTTCCCAATTCGTACCGCCCAAAAAACAAGAAACAACACTATCCCCCGGAACGTATATTTGAATTAATGGACGCTTGTTTATCGTTATCCGTTGGATTGTTGGGGCTAATGTTATTAAATTGTATTCCTTTTCCAATCCCGCCAAAACTTCGTTATAATCGTCTATTACATCGGGTTGTACGGTAACTTTTTTATCATAATCGACAAATGTACAATCTGTTTTCATAAACTTACCGGAAAAATAGGGAACCCATGTTTTACCGCCGTCGTTGCTTTTATCTATCCCGTACAAAAACTCATAATCAAACGGACGGGTATTTATAAAATCGTAATCATCCCGAATAAATGATATTTTCCCGGATAATTTGGCACGATAAAACCGTTGGTTCGTTTCTAATTCGTACTCCTTTGCCAAATCGTCCTTATATATCGGGTTGGCTTTACGTCCGTAAACCAAATTTTGCGCCGTTGCCGTTCCTAACCGGGCAAATACCGTTCCGGCGTTATATCTTGTTTTATAAACGACAAATCGCAAATAATACGCATTACTTGGAATATCAACCGAACCCGTCGTTACTCTAATAAAACTACTTATAAATTTTTTATTGCTATCATAAAATGCCCCACGGTCAACCCCTGTATTAATTAACAAAACACGGGGGTAAACATTACTAACAGAAACATAGGTACTATAATAGAGATTTTGTACTGCGTCCCCGGACGTAATCAAAGCCCCCGTATTAGCGTTTATAATTCCGGTTTTAAAAAACACATCGGAAAATGAATGTCTATAAATTGGGTTCATATCATTTTTTAATTTTACGTGTCAAATTCTTGTAAACCTCAATAACATTACCGTTGCCATCGACGTAACGACGGCGGCGGTTTTGTTCCTTAATCTCCCTTACATCGTCTTTTAAATCCCGCAAATCCGGTGCGTTATTTTGTTGAACCGTTACATTAATGCCGTCGGTATTGTAGGCATTAAGGTACTTTTGGGGGAATGTTCCCCGGTTCAAACTATTTATTACGTCCGGGATTAAACGACGGAAACGGCGGGAATTACGTTTATTGATAACGGCGAAAAATTCCCCGCCCTCGGCACGCCTCCGGGTTCCATCCGGTTTGGTTCCTAAATCCACGTCGTCCCCAGATTGGTGGGAACCGCCCGCCAACAATTCAACCGTACCATCGCCGTAACTTTCCGAACCCCCGGCGTTGGCTGATTTGGATAATTGGGCGGCTTTGATTTTGGCGGCGGCAAAGGAACCCCACATTATAGCAATTGCCGGGATTGCAAACGGGAACCCCAATTGCGACCAAATCAAAGCGGACGCCGTTACAAGGTTTCCAATTTGTTGTATCGTTTGTATTGCCGCCTGTGCTTTCTGTGCCTTTTGTTGCTCCTTTAGGGCTTTTTCTTGGTTCTTTTTCGCAACGTCCAATTCCTTTTGAGCCATTGCAACGTTATTGGCGTAACCGTTCGCCCGTGCCTCTAATTCCGCATCTAATCGGCGTTGGCTTGCGTCAACCTCTTTGTCGGCGGCGGAAACGGCGGCGTCGGCGGCTTGTACTTTTGCATCCAAAAAACTATTTAATTGCTCAATAGCAAAGGAAACGGACGTACTTATTGCCTCCTTTTGGTCGTCGTCCAAATTCAGCCCAAACAATCCGTATATGTCGTTACCCCGTTCGTCGCCTTTGCTTTTCTCAATTTCTTGGTCGATTTTCGCAATGGTATTTTCGATTGTCTTAACCTCGGCATCCGTCATTTTAACCCCGGCGGCTTTGTTCAACTCTAAAATCTTTTGCAACCGTGCCTTTTCTTGCGCTAACCGGAACCGGGTTTTGCGTTCCTCGGAATTGCGGATTAAATCAAACTCGGACGCCTCCAACGCTTGTGTTTGGTCGAATAGCATTAACGCCCGTTGTTGGTTTAACTCGGTCGTTTGCTTCAATACCTCGGCATCATATTTGGCGTTAATATCCGCCTCAGATTGGCGCACGTCCTCGGCTAATTGCCTATTTTGTGCCAATTCGATTGCCCGTTGTTGCTGTAACAACTGAATACGCAAATTTATTTCCTCCTGCGAACCCTCACGGGCGGCGTCTAATTGTAATTGCGTCCGGTCGGCGGCGGCTTGCATTTGGTCTATTGTAATTTGGTCGTTCAATTCGCCCAAACTCTTTGCGTATTGTTGTTGCAAAAGTAATTGTTGGTTAAGCAATTCGGCAACTTGCGTTTCAGTTAATCCCCGCTCGGTTTCTAACCGGGTGTTAATGTCCTGTATTTGCCTTTCATACTCAACCAGCAATTGTTCCCGTTGCTTTTCCGCCCCCTCTGCCATCAATGCAATTTGGGCGTCCTGCGTTGCCCGTTGTGCGGACAATTCCGCCGCCCGTTGTTGGTTGGCAATATCTACCATATCAACCGCCAATTGTTCCCGTAATAAAACAATTTGGTCGTTTAACGCTTTGCGTGCCTTAACCGTTAAATTGGTTTCCGTCCTCAACTGCAATTGTATGTCGGCAATCGCACGGGCGTTGGCGGCTTGACGTTGCGCCCGTTGTTGGTCGAATGAATTTTTAATTAAGGCAATCCGGGCGTCCTCGGCTTTGCGCAATATATCCGTTTCCGCTTTGGCGGCGTTCCGGTTTTCGTTTGCTCTTTGGGCGGCTTGTATTTTCCTTTCGGCGTCCAAATCCGCCCCCTCGGTTTTTAGATTAACGGCAATGTCAACCGCCCGCCCGGTATTATCTATTTGACCCTGTACGGCTTCAATTGCTTCATCAACCTTGACTTTATCAATTTTACCGTCTAAATCAACATCAATATAAACTTTCTTATCCCCACGGGCTTTGGCGTTATTCAACTGCAATAACATATCGTTTAATTGCTTCAACTTTGCCCGGTTTGCCTCCAAATCGTTTAATTCTTGACCGTAAAAACCAACGCTTTTATTATGCGCCTTTGTGCGCTCGGCTAATATTTCGTCCTCAATCTTTCGGGTTTCAGACAATGAAGCGTTACGGGCTTTAGCAATGTTTAATTCCCGGTTCAATTGGGCGACACGTTCGTTGCTAACCCGGTTCATTTCGGTTGCCTCGGTTTCCAAATAATCCAACCACGCCTTTTGCGCCTCGTTAAGTTTTTGTTGGTTCTTTGCCGATTTGTCGGTATTAGAGGCAAACAGAACTAAAGCCCCTACAACCGTAACCAATGCCAATGCCAAAAGAACATACGGGTTTGCGGCGGCAATCAGATTGAAAGCCTTTTGCGCAATGGTAGCCGCCAACGTTGCCTTTGTTCCTTGCATGGTAACAAGGCGGTTATAAACTTGCGCTTTGCTCAATGCAGCCATTTGTAGCCGGGAAATACCCAACATGATTGCAGATTGTTTTTGTACTGCGTTTTGTATGGCTTGAACCCCGGTTGTAATGGCTATTGCTGCCTGTAATTTCTTTTGCGCTTCCTGCACTTCCTCGCTTTCAGACCCGAACAACTCCATTGCCCCGGTAAATGCAGCAAACCCACCGGACGCACCCGCCGCAAAACTCAACACGGCATCCAAATTGGACGTATCGGACGCCATCCGGGTAATCTCGGCGGTTGCATCCTTGACCGCATCCCGTAATATTGCGGTTTCTTTGCTCAATTGCTGATATTCGGCGGTTCCTTGCTTACCCTCCAATCGTAACAATGCTAATTGCTTCGTTTGGTTCTCTATTTGGGTTGTCAAACCTTTTGCGGCGTCGGAATAGTTACCGACGTTTAGGGACGTTTTCCCGGTCGCTTCCTGCAACCGCTTCATTTCCTCGTAAATCGCTTTTGTTTCTGCAACCAATTTGCGCCCCTCTTCGGTCGCCTCCCTTTCCTCAACCGTCATGTTATTGAGGTATATTTTATTGATTGAGTATTGAGCGGATAAACGATTATATGAACCCTCGGCGGACTGATTTAACCGGGTCGTTAATTTGTTCAACTCGTTTGCCTCCTTTTGGGCTTGCTTCAATTCCGCCAATCGCTTTGCGTTCTCGCTTTCCGCAAATGCTAAATCCCGTGCCGCCCGTGTCAATTTGTCGGTATCGTTCGACGCCCCCCGGATTGTTTTACGTCCGTTTTCGGTCGCCCCGCTTACGCCCTCCAATGCAGCCTTAACCGTTATCGCCTCACTCTTTATATTTTTTAGAGTGTTCATATAGGCGTCGGAAAGTTGGTCTAACTGATTAATCAACTTTGTAATCGAATCGTCCGGGCTTACAAGGTCGCTATATTTTATAGGGTTGTTATTATCTGCCATACTTAACGTTATTTGCGGGCAATCTGCCCCGTATTAAATTATCTTTTCTTTTCCATGTAGTTAATCAACCAAAGAAAAACAACGCCGCAAATCGCCTTATTTGACGCCGTTTTTATTTTTGGTTGGTTTCAACAACTCCTTTATCCGCTCAAATGCGTTGTAATACTCTAAAACGGTGTATTTCTTTGGCTCCGGCACGTGCAAATGTTGGGATATGGTTAAACACATATTTTCAAACTGTTTATCGTACTGAATTTCCATGTTATCGGAACCACTAAAAACAACCGGGCGATTGTACAACAACAACATCGTCGTTATTTTATCAATTTCCGCCCGTTTGTCCTCTGTATCGCCGTTTATAATCGCATCCAACATTAACATTGTGCGGTTGCGCAATTCGTCGTAATACTCTTTAACCGTCGCATCGTCGAACAACCGGGGGAAATACATTTGCAATTCTTCATCTATTTTTTTTTTTGACCGCTTCCATTTGGGCGGTCAACTCTTTAACGGGAACATCGCCAAACATATCGACGACCTTTTGCAATCCATCGTCGGATA